AATGAGCAAATGGAATAGTGATTCATTTAATTTCACTAGAACATTAAAGTTAAATGAAGAGGTTACTATAAATAGAAATATAGTTGCTAATGGTAGTTTTGCTCCGGGTGTTATACAGTATGCTTTTACATACTTTGATAAGTATGGTCAGGAAAGTAACATATTCTATACTTCTCCACTCTATTATGTTTCTTATAATAATAGAGGAGCAAGTCCTGAAGATATAGTAAGTAATAGTTTTGATATAGAGATAGCTAATGTGGATAAGAGATTTGACTATGTTAGAATATACTCAATACATAGGACAAGCATTAATGCTACTTCTGATGTTAGGAGAGTGACAGACTTAGCAATAGCAGATAGAAAGACTATTTATAAGTATGAAAATTTTAGGATAAATGTCAATGAGAAAGATTTAGTAATGTCTGAGAGAGGAGTAGGACCTGTGAGACCTATTATTCAATATACTCCACAATCTACATCTCAAAATAGAAAAACATGGGTATTTAACACAGATGACTATTCTGCACTAAATTTTGGTAATGGTGAATATATATCTTGGGGAACTGGAACTAATGTAACTATTATAGTAGAATATGGAAATAGAGTCAATGTTTATCTAGAAAATAATAAAGAGATGACTGCATATTTAAATACTACTGATGTTACATATACAGATAATGGTGTATCAGGAGATAGTGTAGACCCTACAGAATTACTTTATATTGGGGGGGAAGAAGTTGTATTTGGCACAATGACTCAAAAGGATAATACATTATTTTTGGGAGATATTGAAATTAAGAGAAGACTTTTAGATTCTACTATAAGAAACTTTTTTAAAGGAAAGTCTATTACATTTACTACTTATGTAAAAAGCATAAGTTCTCCAAAACCTACAGGATATTATCCTTATGACAATCAATTAAAAATGAATTCATATCAGTTTAAGACCTTTAAATATCTTGAGTATTATAGATTTGGTATTCAAGCTCAACATTATACAGGTAAATGGTCTGAACCTATATGGATAAATGATGTAAGAAACACTACACATATAGATACTACTTTCTATAATTCTGGTAATATAGGATTGCCTGTTGCAGAGTTTACATTGAATGATGCTTCTATAATAGATAGATTATTATCTCAAGGTTACATAAGAGTAAGACCTGTAGTAGTATATCCTACTATCAATGATAGAGAATCTATATGTCAGGGTGTATTATGTCCTACTGTATATAATGTAGCAGATAGGTATAGTAATTCTCCTTTTGCACAGTCTTCTTGGTTTACAAGACCTAATGCCCCCTTTGACTATAATAAGGCTTTTGCTTATAAGAAAGGAGAAGATGGTAAATGGTATGGAGACTGGGTAGAACTTGGGCAATTTATAGGAAACCCTTCTATATATTCAAGAGCAGGAATAATGTCTGATAATAGAACAAAAGTTACAGTAGCTAATACTGGTGAAACATTTGATTTAGATGTAGTTAATAAAGGGGCTTGGGCAGAATTCAGACATAATAGACCTATACCAAGTAATAACAAAAGGAATGCTGAAATACAATGTATATACAATCCTCAGGATAGACCTATATTAGCAACTAACACATCTGATTCTGATGTAATAGGTTGGGTTTCTCAAAATTCTGAGAACTTCTATGTAGACCAGTCTATTGTTACATTACATTCTCCTGATATTGAATTTGATAATGAAGTTAGAAGCCTTGATAATTCTAAATTGAAGTTAAGAATTGTAGGTATAGTGCCTATATCATCATTTGCTTCTGATATTGATATAAGTACATCAACTCCTGTTAATAACTTTTATAATAGTTCAGATTTACCTATTGGGTTCTACAAAGAGCCTATTGGAGTAGAGAATGACTTTACTGAAGATTATTATATGGGTTATGGAGAATCACACTTTGGTTGGAGATGTCTTATGTCTGGAGCATTTTGGTTTGATGAAATTACAGGATATAAAAAAGACACAGGTAATACTAAGTATTACACAACTGGATTTGTTGTATATCCTTGGCATAGAAATGGCTCTTTAAATAATACTAAATTTGCTACTGATGGATATAAATCAGCATTATTGGATAAGAAGAGATTATCAAATCTTAGATATTCATATAAGACTCAATACATAGATAGTAGTTATATATGGAATGCCTATTCAGCAGGAAGCTCTACTAGGACAGGAATATCAGGTGTTGCTATATTTGATTCTAATGAAGTAAGTTTAGTCAGATTACCTGCACAAGAAAATTCAGGACTTACTGATATTAACTATTATGGTAATATTGATAAGATATTAAATGTGTCTAGAATAGGTGATAAAAAGGATGGTTATCCTATTATGACTACAGGTGTTCAGAATGCAGATACTAATGCTCACTTGTTGTTTAGTGGAAATTACATTCAAGTAGATGGTAAGTTTACAGACCAAGTGACAGGGGTAGACCCAGTCAGAATGAAATATAAGTCCACACCACATGCTGTACTTGCTTTGAATTACAGTACTGATGGTATGCAAAGAGTGCTACCTACATTAAAAGATAGTGACCCTGTTTATTCGAGTTCTGATACTTGGACTATTAATAGTTCTAGTATATCTTATGCTGGGCAATTCCTCTTTTGGGATAGAAATAAGAAGTTGAATAAATCCCACCAAGATGCTATTAATATAGGAATTAGTAGTAATATAGGTTCAATAGGAAGTTTAGCTCATGGATGGCTATGGTTAGGTGAGTTATATAATAATAATGTTCAAAATAGATTTGGAGGACAGACAGAAGAAGCTTTTGAAAATAATACTTGGTTGCCTTGTGGAGACCCAGTATCTTTGGTTGATACTCTTACTGGTGTAAAGAGTAGTGTAACAATAAGATGGGTGGAAGGTGATACATACTACCAAAGATACGACCATATTAAAACTTATCCATTCACTACAGAAGACCAGAATCAAATAACTGATATTATATCTTTTATGTGTGAAACAAGAGTAAATATTGATGGTAGATATGACAGAAATAGAGGTCAGACAAGTAACTTTGCTATTACTCCTGAGAACTTCAATCTTATGAATGATGTGTATTCTCAATCTAATAACTTCTTCAATTACAGAACTATAAACCCAAATAAGTTGAATTTGAATAACTTCCATAATTCAATCACATGGACTAAGACTAAGACTGCTGGAGAATTAGTAGATACATGGACTAATATTACTCTTGCTTCAATTCTTGACCTTGATGGTGATAAGGGAAGTGTAAGAGCTTTAAGAAGATTTAATAATAATCTTTTAGCTTTTCAAGATAGAGGTATAAGTCAAGTATTATATAATGAAAACATGCAGATTTCATCTACTGATGGTGTTCCTATTGAGATTGCTAATAGTGGAAAAGTTAATGGTAAGAGATATATAACTGATAGAGTAGGATGTACTAATAAGTGGTCTATGTGTGAAACACCTAATGGTATTTACTTCATAGATGATATTACTAAGGGTATATTCTTATTCAATGGTAAGTTAGATAATATATCTGATAGACTAGGTTTCCACTCATGGATTAACAAGTCTTCTAAGAATGTTAGTATATGGAATCCTGTAGACTTTGACAGTTTTGTTACATACTATGATAAGATTAATGGAGATGTATTCTTTATTAGTAGAGATGAATGTTTAGCCTTCTCAGAACCTATGGGACAGTTTACTTCATTCTATAGCTATGAGAAGATACCTTATTTCTCTAACCTTCAAGACAGAGGAATATCACTTAATGTTGAAGGTACAGGAACATTATATAGACCTTGGTTACATAATGAAGGTGATTATAATATGTACTTTGGTGTATATCATCCATTCTATACTACTATAATAGCTAATCCTGAAATGAATAAAGATAAAGTATTCAATAACTTAGAGTTCAGGGCAGATACTTGGGATAAGAATAATACATTGCTTAATACTACATTTGATACTCTTACTACATGGAATGAGTATCAAGAGGGAACAGCAAGTCTTACTAATGTATTAGGTAGACCATCTGACTTGAAGAGGAAGTTTAGAATATGGAGAGCTAATATACCAAGAGCTAAAGTAAATGGTAGAGACAGAATGAGAAATCCTTGGTTGTACATTAAACTATCAATGGAAGGAGAGAATACTAATAAGACTCTGTTACATGATATGATAGTACACTATTTTGAATAATTTATAGGGAGGTAAGTTTATTACTTATCCTCCCTTAATTTTTTAGATAATAATATTGCATAATTCAAATACTTTACTTAAATTTGCAAATAAATTAGTATGATATGGCTAAAAGAAAAATTATAAGAAAGTCTAATAGACCTCTTACTATCAATTCTCCTAGATATTACTCTTGGGGAGGAGACTCCAAGACAGCCTTAGGTACTGGTAATATGTTTAATCTAAAAGATACTTTTAGTGGAACTAATGTAGCTGGTATGCTAAAAGGTGGATTAGCAAGTGGAATAGGCAGTGCTGTGGGTAAAATAGGTGGAGGTCTTATAGGTGGAGATTTAGAATCAGGAGCAGGAAGTGCTATTAGTAATATAGGTGGTACTATAGGTGGAGCAGTCAGTATGGTAAATCCTGTTCTAGGAGGTATTATATCTGCTGGTTCTGGTATCATAGGTGGTCTTACTAATAGAATGTTTGGCTCTAAGATGAATGAGGAAAATATTGCTGAGGTTGAAGGAGAAAACAAAGCTATGAATACTCTTATGTTAGATAGTAGTAGTGCTGATTCTCTAGAAGACCAATGGGCAAGTCAAAACTTTGGTGGAGACTTTTCACAATCAGATATTGGTAAAGATGGATGGTTTAGTAATAAAGCTAAGAACAAATATAAAGAATTAAAGAAACAACAGGATATTGCAAGGAATAGAGTATTAACAGCTTTTGATAATGCTTCAGATGCTATTGATACTACTACTGACCTTACTGCTATGGCAAACTTTGCTGCCTATGGTGGACCTCTTGGTATGTGGGATTATGGTAGTGGTGTTATAGATTATGAATTGGCTAATGAGAATTTAGGAATAAAAGAGTTGAATGCCTTGAATAAGGATAGGATGACTTCACTTCCTAATTCATTCCAAGCACTGAATACATTTGCCAAAGGTGGAAAGATACATATAAAGAAAGCTAATAGAGGTAAGTTTACAGAATATTGTGGAGGTAAAGTTACTTCAGAATGTATAGCAAAGGGAAAGAGAAGTAGTAATCCTGCTGTAAGAAAGAGAGCTACTTTTGCAGCTAATGCTAGAAAGTGGAAACATGCTTTTGGTGGAGATTTACTTACTAATGGTGTAGAATGGAGTAATGGTTTAAAGACTATTGATAATGGTGGTACTCATGAAGAGAATCCTATGGAAGGAGTACCAATGGGTATTGCTCCAGATGGACAACCTAATCTAGTAGAAGAGGGAGAAGTAATCTATAATAACTATGTATTCAGTAATAGAATGTTTGCTGACAAGAAACTGTTAGAGGACTTTAAACTTCCTAAAGCTTATGATGGTTATTCATTTGCTGCAATAGCTGAGAGATTAGGTAAGGAATCAAAAGAAAGACCTAATGACCCTATAAGTAAGAGAGGCTTAATGAGTTCTATGACTAGGTTACAACAAGCACAAGAAACTATGAGACAGAAAGGTCAAGTTGGTCAGGAAGGAAAAGAATATGCTCATGGAGGTAAGATGGGTATATTATTTGATGGAGAAGGAGATATACCTAATTTATTAGGAGATTGGCAAGACTTTGGTGTACTTGATACTCCTATTACTACTGAGGAGTTAGAGAGTATGATGAAAGGAACATCAGCACCTACAAGTAAAGATAAGAAGAATAAATTATCATATTTAAGATATGCACCTATACTAGGTTCTGCAATAGGATTAGGTTATAATATATTTAAGAAGCCTGATTACTCAGGACCAGACACTATACTTGAAGCAGCAGAGCAAGTAGGTAACTATACTCCTATAGGTTATACTCCAATAGGAAACTATTTAACCTATAGACCTTTAGATAGAAACTACTATATTAATAAGCTGAATGCTCAGGCAGGTGCTACAAGAAGAGCTATTCTTAATACTACAAGCCCTGCAAGAAATGCAGCTTTATTGGCTGCTGACTATAATGCTCTTGGTAGATTAGGAGACTTAGCTAGACAGGCTGAAGAATATAACTTAGCTCAAAGAGAAAGAGTTGAAGGATTCAATAGACAGACTAATATGGCTAACTCAGAAATGGGATTGAATGCTTCAATGTCTAATCAGAAAGCTGCATTAAAAGCTAAGAGTCAGAAGATGAGTGGAGTGGCACAGGCTTATGCAATGAGAGATGCTATTGATGCTAGAAGAAGTGCTGGTATAAGTGCTAACCTTACTAACTTATTTGACTCATTAGGTAATGTAGGTAAAGAAGAGTTTGCTAAGGATATGATAGAGAATAGTCCTTTCTTACTATATGACTGGTTAGGTAAGTATAAAGGTAAGAAATCAAAAGGTGGATATTTAACTGTTAAAAAGAGAAGAAGATAATATGGCAAATTATTCATTAGTAGTAGGGTCAAAGTTTAGTCCATTCTCTTTTCAAGAGTTACTGCAACCTGCTTTAATGGCTACACAGGCACATCAGGATGTAGAAAACCAATATGCAGAGTTAGCTACTAAAGCTAATGTATGGGAAGAAATGGCTAATTCACAGACTGACCCTTATGCTTATAAGATGTACAAAACATATTCTAATGACCTTGAAGAACAAGCTGGTCAATTAGCAAGAGAAGGTCTTACTCCTGCAAGTAGACAGAATATGTTGAAGATGAAGCAGAGATACTCAAGAGATATAGTTCCTATAGAACAGGCATATAAGAGAAGACAAGAGTTAATAGATGAACAAAGAAAGTTATTATCACAAGATAATACATTGATGTTTAATAGGGATGCTTCTATGTTAAGTCTTGATGATTTAATAAGAAATCCTAACTTAACATATCAATCATACTCAGGTGCTACTCTAGCAAAGCAAGTAGGAACTGCTGCCCAGAGCTTAGCTAAGGAAATGAGAGAGAATCCTAGAAAGTGGAGAAGTATTCTTGGTAATCAATACTTTGAGTCAATAATGCAGAAAGGCTATAGACCAGAAGAGATTATTCAAGTATTACAGAATGACCCTAATGCTTCTTCAGTATTGAAAGGTATAGTAGAAGATGCAGTAGGAAGTTCTAATATAGCAAGCTGGGGAGACCAGTCTACTCTTAATAGAGCTTATGAATATGCAAGACAAGGATTATGGAATGCAGTAGGAGAGACTCAATATCAGATACAGTCTAATAAGGCTTATGACTATGATATGCAACTTAAACTTGCTAAAGCTAAAAAAGCACAAGAAAAAGAAGCAGAAGGTAGTAGGCTATATTATAGAGCTGTTCCTAAAACTACTGTAGATGGTGATAAGAATACTAGACAGATGAGTGAGGATTTGAAATTACTGAAAGAAGTTATGGCTAATTCTTCTCTTCTTGACAAGAAAGGAACAAGAACTGTTAGAAATCCTAAATATATATCACCAGACCCAATGATGTCATTTGTAATGGATTCTGGTCTAGGAGAATCAAAGCAAGAAACTTATTATCCTTATCAGGATAAACTTAATGAGTTATCTAAGAGATATGGTGATGTACAATACACTCTTACTGATGGTAAGATAACTGGAGGTAATCTTTCAGAGTTAGCTCAGAAACTTGATAGAGATATTAGAAGTAGTGCAGTAAGGTCATTCTCTTATAAACCAAACATTACACAAAGTGATTTGATAACTCAAGTATTGAAAGAGAATACAAGATCTTATTATAGAAGGTCAAACAACACTGGTATATATGAGTTAGAAGATAATAAGAAAGGTGATGCAATAGACATTGAAGATTTGAATAGTTATTTCACTTCAGATAGTGATATTGACTTTGACCCAGACTTAGGATTTATAATTAACTCTACAGACAGTGATGGTAAAACAAGGTCAGCAGTTCTTGATACTGAACTATTAGATGACCCTAATAGAACTTTCAGTAGAGCACAGAGTTCTATTAAGGCAGCTCTTGATAATGGAGAAGATGAATTAGCTACTCTATTGATTGAAGCAACAATGAAAGCCTTCTATGATAGATACAATACTCTTGAAAAGAGACAAAGTAATACATTTAGTAAAGAATAATAAATATGGCAATAGCAGATAATCAAAAAATACAAGACCCTTCTACACAAGGTACTGGAGGTTTAAGAGGTCTTGATGGTCTTAATAGATTAAGAGAGAGGGGTATCAATATTGATACCTCTATTCTTAATCTTGCCAAAGACTATAGAGGTACTATGGAAGAAATCAATCAGGCTGCAACTCCTAGACAGAATATTGGTTTTGTTGGGGTTAATGATAGTAGCTATGATGAAGATATTACTTCAGCCTCACAACTTGATAACTTGGCTAATACTAGAGGAGAATTACAACCTTGGTATGCACAGATAGGTGCAGGTCTTGCTAAAGGAGCTATACTTGCTGGTACTACATTCTTAGATGGTACAGTAGGTTTAGTATTAGGTGGAGCACAGGCTATAGGAGAAGGTAGAGCTTCTGCTTTATGGGATAACCCATTTAGCAAAGCAATGCAATCTATTAATGAGTGGTCTGAGGAAGCACTTCCTAACTATTATACAGATGCTGAGAGAAATGAACCTTGGTATGAAAATATATTTACAGCTAATTTCTTAGGAGATAAGTTTATAAAGAACTTAGGTTTTACTGTAGGTGCATTCTATAGTGGTGGTGTAACTGCTGCTGGTTTAAAAGCTACTAAGTTACCACAGATAATAGGTGCTATATCTAAATCCTCTAAGGCTCCTGCTATTGTAACTTCAGGAGTAGGTGCTACTATATCAGCAGTTAATGAAGGTAGAATAGAAGCATTAAATAACTCTAAGGATTGGTTTGAATTACAAAAGGCTCAACTTGATGATAAGCATAAGACTAGATTAGAAGCAATTGAACAATATGCTGGAACTGAAATATATCCTCAAATGTTGGCACAAGAAAATGCTAATTATGAAGCTACTCTTGGTAAACTGACTGAGGATAGATTGAAGATGGGTAATGCAGACCTACTTATGAATATTCCTATTCTTACTGCATCTAACCTTATCCAGTTTGGTAGAATGTATGCCAATGGTTTCAAGACTGCAAGAAAAGCTACTAATATTGTAGGTAGAGCAGGTGAATATGCTACAGGGAGAACTATGGGTAAAGGAGTTACAAGAGCAGTACTTAATCCTCTATCTGAAGGTTTAGAGGAAATATCTCAAGGTGCAGCAAGTAGAATCTCTGGTAATTACTATGAAGATGATGTTAATAACTTCTATAAGGCAAAGATTGACCCACAAGCAGAACAAGAAACATTAAGCTGGATGAAGTCATTTGCTCAAGGAATAAATGAAACAGTTAATGATGGTTCATCTTGGGAAGAGTTCTTTATAGGTACTCTGACTGGTGCATTAGGTATGCCTAGATTTAGAGGTATAAGAAATAGTGAAGGAGGTCTTCAATCTCCTATTACTCTTGAGGGTGGAACTCTTGGAGAATTAAGAGAGTATAAGGAGAAGATGGATAGAGATACAGAGATAGTTAATTATATGAATAATAGAGTACAATCTCCTGAATTCAGAAATTACTATAAAGGTCTTATCAGACATAATAAATACCAGAATGATATGAATAGAGCTGTAGAAGCTAATGATGAATTTGAGTTCAAGAATGCTGAATATGCTCAATTAGTTTCTGATATTGCAATGTTTGATAATGCTGGAAAGCTTGAAGACTTGACTACTCTTATTAATTCTGCTTATGATACTTCAGATGAGAATCTTGCATCTATAGTAGAGAACACAACATCTACTTCAGAAGATGGTTCAAAGATAGGACCATTTGTTGATAAGAATGGTAATCCTATGTATAGTACTCCTGATGGTAAACAGGAAATGATAGATAAGCTTACTAAGACTAAAGATGAAATGCTTAATACTATCACTAACTATACTAAGATAAAAGATGATATAGATGTTAGAACTGGTCAGCAATTAAGTGATGAGCAACTTGAGGAATTGACTTGGTTGAAGTCTCAAATTGGTAATTGGCAAGATAGAGCTAATCAATTATCAAGTGAAGTAAAGCCTACAATAGGTACAGTACTTGGTAGTATGTCACAGCTTGCAGAGATGTATAATATAGTTAAGACTGAAGAAGGTAAAGGTCATGCAGGATTATCTTCATTATACAATGATGCTGACAAGAATGAAAGACAGATAAGAAGAAGTATGTCTATACTTGAGACTGTAAGAGGTTTGGATGATAAGACTTTTACTTATTTATTAGCTAGTGACCCTAAACTAGTTAAAGGTATTAAGTCTGTTATTGAAGACCCTATCAGTGGTGTAAATGCTGACAATATCCAAACTATAAATGATAAGATTGATGATATAGTCAAGCTTGTTAATGCTACAGGAAAATACAATACTAAGTTAAGAGAGTATCTTGAAAATCCTGTAAAGTTACAGAGAGATATTATAAGCTCTACTGAGACTATTGCTACAGAAGAGGCTAATAGAAAGTCTGATAATTTAAAATCAAAGCTTATTGCAGCTACTAATTTAACTGAGTTCAGACAGGCTCTTAATGAAGAAGTAGATGACAATCTAAAGAATGAAACTCTTAAATCTTTAGAGGAAGAGAATAATGAAATGGCTAAGAATTATAGAGAAGTAAACTCTTATAATAATGATGTCCAAAGAGTAATTAATTCTCTTGATGAAAGTCCTGAGGTTAAATCAGATGCTCTTAAACTTCTTCAAGACCAATTTAAAAACTCCTCTAATTTGGAGGAGATAGCAAATCCTAACTCTATATATGTAGATAATGCAGATGCACTATATGATGATACTTTGTCTCCAGAAGATAATACTGCTAAGTTCCAAGAAGCTCAGTATGCACTTCTTAAAGCAATGAATCAAATCAATAATGAGAATAGATTTAAGGATAGATTCTCAAAAGAATATAGAGAGTTAAGAGCAAAAGGTAATCCTAATCCAGCTTCTCCTGAAAAAGATACTACAGGAGATAGTGGTACTTCTACTGTGCCTCCTGTAAATGGAGAAGGACTTCCTGTTACTACTTATGAACCACCAGTTGGTAATGTAACTGCAACTCAAGTAAGTGATGAAAATAAGCAATCAAATGAAAGAGCTGAGACTCCACAGTCTCTTGATAATAAGCAAACAGGTAGAAGACCATATTACAGACCTTCAATACCTGAGCTTCATATTGAGGGTACTAAAGAAGGAGACTTCAGACCATTTAATGTTGTAGCTGCTGAAAGAGAAAAAGGAGTAAACTTTGATGAGATATATAACTACCTGAGAGATAATGGTGCATTCACTTATGTAAATGAGGGTAATCTTAAAGTAGGTGATGAACTTGGATTTATGATTGACCCAGCATTCAATGATCATACAATCTTTATTGTAGATAAAAGAAACAATCAGATTGTAGGTAGTCTTGATGAATCACAATACTCAGTAGATAGATATGAGGGTCTGGCTGGTCTAGAAGAGAGAATAAGAACTGAGTTTAATAATAGCAGTGAAAAGGATAAAAGATTTATAGCTACTCCTACTACTAGAGTGTCACAAGTAATGGTAGGTAGAATACCTTATGGTACAGAAGAAAAAAGCTTAGCTAATATTCCTAATGTATCAGGTGAAGGTAGAGCACCTATATTTGGTATAATCAAGAATGGTACTTTAGCTACTAATGGTAAATTAGATGATAGTCTGATTATTAAGCCAGTAGATATGAGTCAGAAGGAAGGTAGAATGTATCTTCTAATTCCTAATGCTGCTGGTAAATATTCACCTGCTGCTGTAAGAGTAAAGCACTTTAATAAGACAGAGTTCAATACTGAAGATATTGAAGTACAAGGTACTCAAGTATTTAAGAATATACAAGAGTCTATAGATACTCTTGCTAATTCATTAAGTGAAGATGACTTGAATGAAGCAGTTAAATCATTGAAGACTAACCTATATACAGGTGATTTACATATTGACTGGTTTACTTCAGATAGTGGTAATGGTATTAGATTTACTAAAGTACAAAGAGATACTCAAGGCAATGAGATATATGAAGAAAGAGGAGGAAAGAGACTTAGAAAAGAAGAAGTAAAAACTGTATTCTTAACTGAGAAATGGGATGATAACACAGTATTCTCTATCACAGGAAATAATAAAGTTCAGACTTCACCAGCTTCAAAGAGTGTAGATGAAGTAGCTAAGGAAATAACTAATATTCTTCTTGACTTCAATTTACCTATTCAAGTAAACCTTGGTATGTTGAATAGAGGTGGATATAACAATATGTTAGTTAATTCTAATATACTTACATCAAATATATCTGATGCTAGAGTAGTAAGTAACTGGTTTACTACAGACTACTTCAATAGTGAAGGTAATCTAAGTAAGGCAGTAAATCCAGCTTCTGTAACTCCTCAACCTACAAGAAAAGTTGAAACTCCTGTAGGAGGTAAAGAAGGAGTAACTAGAGGAACCAAAATAGTAAGTCAAGGAAATACATACTATGTAGATTTATCTAACAATACTATCTATGATAACAATGGCTCTACTGTATTTAATATCAGTGAAGACCAAAAGCAAATAGCTTTTGATTTAGCTTGGGCACAAGATAACTTTGGTGACTCTACTCAATCATCTATGATGGTAGATAACAAAGTACTTACTCCAAGTGGAAAAGTGTTAGACAGAAGTTCACAAAAATATCTTACAGGTAATGAAGCTCAAGAAGTTAAAGATAAGATTGCTGGTAGAGAAAGAACTGTGGCAGATAGTAAGAAAGTGATAGCTCAAATAGCTGAAAATCAAAAGAAAGTAGATAAGACAAGAACTGATGGAGAGTTCTATTATATACTTGAAGATGATGGTCAGTATCATGAATATACAAGAGTACATAGTAGACTAGGAAGTAATTGGGTAGAATCAAAGAGACAGACTGAAGCTTTGAAAGAAATCAGAGTTAAGTTAACACAATACACTGATAATCCTACTCAATACAATAACTATCTGAAGTATCTGAATAACCATTGGAAAGTAAACTTAGATGCTTTTAGTGGTAAGATGGATGCAAGAAGTAGAGATACTATTGTAAATATCATCAGAGATAGTATGAATGGTACTAACTCTCAGAGAGCATTAAATGCTGGTACTTCAGTGGATAGTGTAATAAGACACTTCTTTACATCTAATGATACTCCAGTGAAACCTGATAATATGAGTGAGAAAGCTTTCACAGACTTAATAGCTTCTCTAACTGAGATTAGGTCAAATATAGAAGTAAGAGGTGAGAGATTCTTAACTAATAATATTGTACTGTTCCAGAAGTATCTAGATGGTACAAGAGTTGCAGGAGAGGTTGATATTCTTTCAGTTGATGCAGATGGTAACTTTAGAATTTATGATGTAAAGACAAGTAGATATAGTTTCTATGACTTTACTGATAGATATGGTCATCCAGCTAATTACTTTAAGAATAAGTCAGCTACTCAGGTAATGAGTTCTGAAGCTTATTACACATTACAGTTAAGTGCTTATAAGAATCTGTTTGAGTCACAATATAATACTCCTATTACTACCTTGGCTATATTACCATTTGTTCTTAACTATAATAAGGATAATGTCGATAGTGTAACAAAGGAGAAAGGTATAATAGTTACTTATAACCCAGCTGTGAATGTTCCATTAGTTGGAGCTGTAAAAGCTAGTGAACCTACTCCTACTAATTCATCTGTACCAGTATTTAATAGTGCTCTTGAAACACAAGACCCTATTAATAATGTACTTCCTGAGTATAGTCTTGAAGATAGTAAGGTAGGTTATTTTGTAAGAGATGGTAAATTACACAAGAGTTATCTAACTCCTATTGGTCAAATAAATGGTATTGAAGTCTATATGACTAAGGTGCCTATTATAACTAAGGGGTATGGTAATTCAGAAGCCCATGTTGCTAGTAACTCATATCTAGCAGTATTCCCTAATGGTAATTCTATTACTATTATTAGTAATGACCCAATGACTTTAACTGAGAAACAAGCTAAAGATACTATCAGTAAAGCTCTTAATGATAATCCTAAGAGAGTTTCAGATATGTCAAATGAGAAGACTCTTATATTTGACCCTGCATCTGCTCCTAAGGTAGAAGCACCTAAGACTGAAACTCCTGCTAATATTTTGTCTACTCCTTCAACTACTTCAGGTGCAGCTAAAGCTTTACAAGCAGAACAAGCTATAAATGAGAGTGATGATGAATTTGAAGATGAGTTTAGTTTAAGAAGAGTAGATAGTGAATCAAGACCTGTATGGAATCAAGAGAAAGAACTTGAATGGATTAAGAAAGTGTTACCTAAATTATCAGATGATGATAGAGTTAGAGTAGTGAAAGGTCTTATTAAAGTAGGTAATCAAGGTGCATTAGCTTGGGGACAATTCAGTAATGGAATAATTACTTTGTCTGACATAGCTGCTGAGGGTACTACTTATCATGAAGCTTTCCATGCTGTATTTAATCTTCTTCTAGACAGTAATGAGAAACAAGCATTATTGGCTGAGGCTAGAAAAATGTATGGAGATAAATCTGACTTAGACCTTGAAGAGGATATGGCTGAAGGGTTTAGAGAGTATGTAATGAATAGGGAAAATAGAGGAATAGGTAGAAAAATACTTGACTTCTTTAAGGACTTGTTTGCTAAGGTTACTAATTGGAATAATATGAGACCTCACTTGATTGATTACTATAGAAATATCAATGAAGGAAAGTACTCATCAAGTAATTACAAAGTACCTTCACTAAGTCAAATGAGAGAATCAAAGAAACAAGACACTACATCATTTGAGTCATTGGATGCTGAGATACAAGAATCTCTATTGAATAAGGGATGGACACAAGAGAAGTTTGATGCAGTCTCACAACAAGAGAGAGACCAAGCAGTTAAATGTATAGCTCTTTAATCAGTAGGGTGAAATTTTTTATTAGGGCAGGGTTGTTACCTTGCCCTATTTTTATATCTCCAAATATATCCCATAGCATATTTATATTTTCCCCTACAACATAGACCAATACCAGAATCATTTTTAGCATTTATTGCTTGAGCTGCTACCTTTATTGATGGAAATTCCTGTATAAATTTACCATCAAGGGAATACTGAAG